CTATCCCCGCTACTCAAGCAATGGCATCGAAGTGGCGACCCTCTTTAATCCGAGGATCAAGCCGGGCGGGCAGACCAAGTCCAGAGCCAACTTCAAATGGCGTGCGGGACGTGGCTCGTATCCAACGCCACGCACGTGCTTGAGAGCGAGACGCCCAACGGCCAATGGTTTACCGGCATTCTTGGGAGTCTGAAAATTGGCTGATACACAGGAAAACGCCTACCTCGGGGCTGCCAATCAGGCCACCGGAGCGGACCCCACCAATCTGCAATCTTTCCTGATCTGGCAGATTCTGCGGTCGATAAGCGGCGCCAAACTCGTCAAGGTGGTTGGCACCACGAACAACGGCGGCGTGAGCCCGGTCGGCTTCGTCGACGTGCAGCCCTTGGTCAACCAGCTTGACGGATGGAATAACGCGACGCCTCACGGCACCGTTTATCACCTACCGTACTTCCGGCTTCAGGGCGGCACCAACGCCGTCATTATCGATCCGCAGGTCGGCGACATCGGCGTGGCCGTCGTGGAGGATCGTGACATCTCATCGGTGAAAGCGACCAAGGCGCAGGCCAACCCGGGATCGAAGCGCATCTTCGACATTGCCGACGGCCTCTACCTGGGCGGCTTCCTGAACGGCACGCCGCAGCAGTATGTGCAGTTCAGCGCGGCCGGCATTGCTGTTGTATCGCCCACGAAGGTCACATTGCAGGCGCCTCTCGTGGAGGTCGATGCTTCGTCGACCTTCGCGGTCAATTCGCCTCAGTCGACGTTCAGCGCCGCTGTGACAATCGATGGCCTGTTCACCTTCCTTGGGGGCATGGTCGGCAGCGCTGTATCCGGTGCGGCTGCAACGATCACCGGGGTATTCAACTTCGTCGGCCAGGTCTTCGCGAATGGAAAGCGGATCGACGACACCCACACGCACAACGGCGTTCAGCCGGGCAGCGGCAACAGCGGGACTGTGAACTGATGGCCTCGACCCTTCTTCTCGATCGCACCCTTTGGGATCTGTGCCTGGACGCCAACGGCAACATCGCCATGGCAGACGAGCCATATGCCATCGCTCAGGACGTGGCCAGCGCCGTGCGCACCTTCCTCGGCGAGTGCTGGTTCAACGTCAAGGATGGCGTGCCGTATTGGTCGGAAATCCTCGGCCAGCGGCCTCCGCTGCAGCTCGTCAAATCCCGCATGGTTGCCGCCGCGATGACGGTCAAGGGCGTCGTCGCAGCGCAATGCTTCATCACTGGTTTTGAAGGGCGCGTGCTCTCGGGCCAGGTTCAGGTGACGACCGATACAGGCGTCACGCTGCCGATCACCTTCTGAGGTTCCACATGGCCAATCCTTCTTCGAGCGTTCCGACCATCACGTGGGCGCCGACCGGTCCCGTCGTGCCCGCCGAGTCTGCAATCTTGGCCGGCGCGCTGGCCGATGCCAATGCCGCGTTCGGCGGCAACCTGAACACCACCAACGCTGACGGCACACCGAACACCAAGACGCCGCAGGGCCAGCTCGCTTCAAGCCTGGCCGCGATCGTTGGGGCGAAGAACGACGACATGCTCGAGGTGGTGAACGGCGTCGACCCTGACACGGCCGACGGCCGGTTTCAGGATGCGATCGGACGCATCTACTTCATCGAGCGCAATCCGGCGCAGCCGACTGCATTGGAGATCGCGTGCGGCGGTCTGGTCGGCACGCCGATTCCGGTAGGCGCATTGATCGCTGACCAGAGCCAAAACAAGTACGTGTGCACGCAAGCAGGCACGATTCCGGCAAGCGGCTCTATCACGCTGGCGTTCGCCTGCACTGTGACCGGGCCGACGCCGGTGCCGGCGGCCAATCAGGTCTCGATCGCTCAGGCGATCCCAGGGTGGGATACGGTGAGCGTTGTCTCTGGTGTTGCGGGCAATGTGGTGGAGAGCCGCGCCGATTTCGAGTTCCGCCGCCGGCAGTCGGTGGCGCAGAACGCGTCAGGCTCGGTGCCGGCCGTGCGCGGGCGGGTGCTGAACGTGTCCGGCGTGCTGGATGCCTACGTGACGGACAACCCGAACTCGACCCCTCTCACGATCGGCAGTGTGACGCTGGCGCCGAACTCCCTCTATGTGGGCGTCTACGGCGGCGCCGCGCAGGACATCGCCAACGCCATCTGGGCGAAGAAGTCGCCGGGTTGCAACTACAACGGCAATACGACCGTCACGGTGTATGACACCGATGGATACCAGCAGCCTTATCCGCAATATTCGGTCAAATATCAAACACTCACTCCAACGCCAATACTGTTCGCCGTTCAAATCGCAAATAACCCGAATTTGCCCGCGAACTATGTGCAATTGATACAAAACGCGATTATTTCTGCTTTTACAGGAGCAGACGGAGGATCGCGTGCGAGGTCAGGCACGACGGTGTTCGCGGGGCGCTACTACCCTGGCGTGATGGCTGTCGACCCGTCTGTCGAGCTACTCTCAATCCAGCTTGGGATCGGCACTGCAAATGCCAATTCTGTTTCGATTGGCATTGATCAAACGCCTACAATAACGGCAGCCAATATTTCGGTGACTGCGGTTTAAATGAAAAGCGTCGAACAGACCATTCTTTCGCAATACGCCAATAGCCCGACTATCGTCCAGTTGATTCAAAACATGGACGGCTACATCGATCCGGGCGCGGATATTGACGCCTTCTTCAATCTCATCTGGAACGTCGATACGGCCACCGACAAGGGGCTCGACATCTGGGGAAAGATCGTAGGGCTGGAGAACGGTCGGAAGCTAACCATCCCATCGGCCGAGATCAACTTCGGCTTTTCGGAAGCTGGCGTCGCGAGCGCGGCACCGTTCGACCAAGGCGTTTTCTATTCGGGCACGCCTGGCACACAGACATATCTGCTCGGCAATGACGCGTTTCGCACGCTGATCCTGGTGAAAGCCTTGTCGAACATCTGCGACGGGTCAATCCAGAGCATGAACCGCCTGTTGCAAAACCTTTTCGCTGGCCGGGGCCGCTGCTATGTGAATGACCTCGGCAACATGCGGATGCGCTACACGTTCGAGTTTTACCTGCAGCCCTGGGAGGAAGCGATTGTCACCCAGTCAGGTGCATTGCCGCGCCCGACCGGGGTGCTGGCGTCTCTGATTCAAGTCCCTGTGCCGAATGTATTCGGCTTTTCCGAGGCAGGCGCCAGCGCCGCGCCATTTGACCAAGGCGTTTTCTACTCCGAAGCCTAATCATGCAATCGACCCAGACCCCAACCCTCATCCCGCTCGCGTTCGCCGCCAACGGAACCAAGAACACGATTCCCGAGGCGTCGCAGATCGGTATCGTCGATGGCGCGGCATCGTTGAACGACGGGTTTCCGCCTCTCACGCGCACACCGATCGCGGCCGGCGGTAAGCCGCCGTCGGGCGCCGACATGAACGGCATCCTGTATCTGGTATCTGCGCCGATTCGCTGGCACCAGGCGGGCGGCAAGTACGGCTTCAATTCCGCGTTTGCTGCCGACACCAACGTCGGCGGTTATCCGAACGGCGCCGAGCTGTTGAGCGCCGACATGCAAGGCACGTGGCTCAGCCTGATCGACAACAACACGGATAACCCAGACACCGGGCCGGGAACGAACTGGGTTCCCGGTCGCGCGTATGGCGTTACGGCTATCTCGGGCCTCACGAATGCCAACGTGACGCTCACACCTGCTCAAGCAGCCAAAGGCAAGATCACGTTGGCCGGCACGCTGACTGGAAACATTCAAGTCATCATGCCGACGTGGTTGCGCGAATGGACGTTCGTCAACAATACAACCGGCAGTGGCAGCATTACGGTGAAAACAGCCACTGGCACGGGGGTAGTGCTGGCTGCTGGTCAGCAAAAGCTCACAGGCGATGGCACGAACATCGTGCAACCTGCCGAGAGCGTGGCACCCGCTACTCAGGCCCAGCATGCTGTGCAAAAAGCGCAGTTGGGCGCATATGCCGCAGTCAAAGCCTATAGCGCCAGCACCACACTCACGTTGAGTGACATAAATTGTGCTATCGACTGGTTCGGGCCGAGCGGCGCTACCCTGACATTGCCGGTAGCAAATACAGTATCCGGATCGTCGTCAATAACGATCTACAACTACGGGTTAGGACCGCTTAATATCACGGCCCAAGGCTCATCTGATTTCATTTACTACGGTGCCAACACAACTACCAAGACCATCACGGTTCAATTCGGCGACAGCATTGTTTTGCTATTCCGTGGCAACACCGAAATAGATATTGTAGGCGGTTCCGGAGCATTTCAGTTCAACCCTATTACGATCGCCCCCGCCACGCAGAGCCAGCATGCGGTGCAGTTTGGGCAGGTGGCTGGCGTTGTTGGGTCGGTCCGCAACTTGAAGATGTCGGTGACGGCCGCGTCTGCATCTGCGACCTTTACCACAGACGAGATCATTGTTGAATCGGCGCTGGGTGGCCTCCGTTATTGCCTAGCATCGTTCAACAAGACGATCAATCTGGCAACGACTGGCGCTGGCGGCATGGATACCGGCACTGCGCCGGTAAGCGGCTATGTGGCGCTCTACGCCATCTACAACCCGGCCACAAGCACGTCTGCGCTGCTCGGCTACAACGCGACCTCCGCAGTCGCACCGGAGGTGTATGGCGGTGGTTTTATGCCGAGTGGCTACACTGCTTCGGCTCTCGTAAGCGTATGGCCGACGAACCCATCTAGTAAGTTTGTGGCGGGGACGCAGGTCGGTCGCACGGTAACTCGGCCAAATGTCACGGTATTGAGCACCACAACCACGCAGGCGTCGCCCACGAGCTTGAGCGTTGCGACAGCGATCCCGCCCAATGCCAACCAGATGATCGGCAGCGTGGGGGCGGTGCCAAACAGCGGCCAAGCTGCTGGTGCAGCCGCAGTCGCACTGCTCGTGTTCCCTGACGCTTCCGGTACGGGATCACAGGGTCTAGGTTCTGTCGCTGGTGGCGGCAACGGTGCCAACGCCAACGTGACTCAATCGATCTACACATCACAGACGATCTACTATACGAACAGCATCAGCAGTGGCACGTCGAGCTTCACCATCACCATCAACGGCTACTCGTTCTGAGGGGGCGCTATGGCTGGCATTTATGTGCAGTGGAAAGACGCAAAAAAGACACAGGTCATCGCCTACTTTGGTGCGCCTCAAGATCCGGACGTGTACTTGAACTTTGACGAAATTGAACCGAATGACCCTGCATGGAAGACTTATAAG